GCCGCGCAAACGCTCTAAACGACGCGCTGATGCGTTTTGATTGCTGGATGGTGTGATGACAGCGGACATGGGTTTGGGTGCGCTAGAATCGAATCGGTCGGACGACCTAGTTTTGACTGCGGATTGGTGGCCGACGGGACATCTAACTTTCTACGCGGCGAATGAACACCGGAGTCTGCTCGCCGACGTATGCTCCGGCTTGGTTGAATTCATGGTACTCGACTGCTTCCTCGTAGGTCATACCGCTCGCTTGAAGGTTGGCCAACACCCTTTCGTAATCGTAGGCAACGACCGGGACGCTCCCGAACGACTCGCAGATGCCGATGATGCAGTCATCGAATCCGTCCATGAGAAGCAGGTCAGGATCGATTTCGGCCAGTCTATCTCGAATGTCGCTCATGGCTTGGACCTTTCGGGCGTCGGATAAACATCGTAGTCCTCCGCCATCTCGAACGGAACGACGCGAATCCGACCTTGCGTGTACTCGCCAGGGTTCAACTCCTTGGCCGCTCGATCCGCCTCCTTGCGCGTGGCGAATTCGACCGTCTCGAATCGGACCACTCGCTCCTTCAGATCGGACCAGCCAATCGCGCCGCTGATCTGGATCTTGAATTTGGGCGGTGCGAATTGATTGCGGATCATTGGCACCCTCCCTTTCGGATTATCGAGCAAACCGTCTCCGCATCGTCGATCAGCATTCTCCGCCGATTATCGCCCTCGATGGTCGTGTCGCGGTACATCCGCGCGTAGAAAAGCGAGTCCTCCAGTATTGTTGCCGCGCAATCAGCGTTGCGGAGCCGGTTCGCCGCCTCGCGGAGCATTGGTGAATGCATCATGTGCGCGACTGATTCGAGATTCTCGATCAACTCCTTAAGCGGCATCGTGCTAGCCTGCACAAGAGCCGTTTCGGATAGGTTGCGGTAGAATTGTTTGCGGTCGATCATTGCAGCGTCTCCGGTTCGCCGATCTGCATGAGCTTGTCGCCAATCTCGCGTTCGATGATCAATTCAAGGATCTGATGGCCGTCCGCGTCTATGAGGGAGCAGATGTGCCGGTCGTCGTCGTAGATCGAGAGCGGGGTGACGCCTGGTGTCTCGCACTCGCCAGTGATGATCGCGTTGAAGAGGTCGACGATGGTTTGGGCGTTGGTTTTGGACTGAATGGTTAGTTTCATTGGTTTCTGTTGTTTTACCGTCCGGTGAAAATGGGGTTTTTACTGTCGAGTTTCGTTTCGAGTCGCAACTTGCAAGGATTCTTTGGCGGTTTGTTTCTCAAGCTCGCGCATGACCCTCCGGCCATAGGCGCGTGATGATGATCTTTTAAGACCTTTTGGCCCACTTTGCCATATCCGAGCTAAAGATTCGTCGCTGAGGTGTTTGCCGTAGTGCGAGAAATAGGACTCCGCGATGAAGATTGAGATGGCCCGATTGGTTACCTGCGCGTGCGCGTAGTGCGTTCCCATGATCCGATTCACGTCGCGGACCATGATCGATTTGATCTGAAGCGCGCCGAGTTCGCCGTGACGGCCTTTCGCATGGTCGTTTCCGTTTGATTCAACCTGAATGAGGGCGGATAAGAGCAATGGATGCATGATTTGATTCGGTTTTGCGTAGTTTTCGTTGGATTAGTTGCGCGTGGAACGGATGCGCGCACCCCCGGTTTAACGGATCAGGATTCGGATTGCCAATGTCCGGTTTCCTTTTGCCCTTGGTTCACGTTGACCAGTCGCCATGCGCCGCAAGGGCAGACTTGCTTGACCGTCGCCCAGCCGTGCGCGCGTGGATTCGGGCGATTTGAATCAACCGGACCAGCGAAACATCTGCTGATGAATGTCTTTGGCTTGTGAGTGTGTTTCTTCATGGCTGACCTTTCTCACGAACCACACGTCCGCCGAATCGTTTGACCAGTCGATGCGCGTCGCGCTTGGCGTTGCGGCCCTGAAACGTGTACTCGCTTTTTCGGAATTTGCCGTAGTAGGCTGTCCAGTAGACTTTCATAGCTGGCCCTTCGCTTTCTTGATAACCTCGCGCGCGTAGTCTAGGTCGTCGTCGTCGGCCATTGGATGCGTGAGACGTTCCAGCGCGGAGAGAAGATCGGGGGCGGATGCGATGAGCGTCGCATTTGCAAGCGGCTCATCCATGTGCGGCGCAAACGCGCTGACATTGACTCGCGCAAGGACAAGCTCGCCCTGCGGATGATCTAATGAAGCCTCGCTTCCATCGATGACCTCAAGGACAGACAGTTTCGAGTCGAATCGATCCTCTTCGAATCGGACAAGCCAAGGGGCGGGGGTATGGGATTTCATTGGGTTCTTAGGCGTTGGAGTTTTTGGAGATGACCGCGAAGGCGCGCGAACCGTCGCAATCTTGGCGAAGATCGGCGGTTGATAGGTAGAGGTATTCGCCGTCGTCGCATTTGACCGAGCGGAGGCGGACCGACATGCCGATCATGCGGCGCGTCCGAGCTTCCTGTCGGACCGCTTTCCGCGCGTCAGCATAGGAAGACGCAAACTCGGGCGAGGTATGATTGTATCCGATTCTGTATTTCATGGGATTTCAGGCGTAGATGTTCTCGGTTTCTGGAGTTTCGGCGGGGACGATTCGCATGGTTTCGAGGAATTCCGACAGTTCTGAGAACTCCTCGCGCGCGGCAAGGGCTGCTTTGCGCGTGGGGAATAGACACGGTTCGTAGTTTTCGCCGTCGTATGATGCGCGGAGGTCTGACCAGCCGCCGGTTGAGGTTGAGAGTTGGATTTTGTAGCGCATGGGGTGGATTGATTGCTGCGGATAGATTAGCCTACCCTTTCGCAGCACACTTGCGTGTGATGCGCGGAGGATGGGTCAGCGGTCAGCTTAGGAAAACATGCGCCATTGAACCGTCGGGGAGCGAGCCGGAGACAAAGGAGCGGTTCCAAAAATTGGTTTCGCGGGGCCTGCCTTTGGCTGAATCTTCATCTAGGAAACGAGTCACAAGCGCGAGAACTGCCGCGCGGTGGGTTTCGTCGCCTGTCAATTCGTGCGGGAATGGAATCACGATAGAACCGCGCGCACACTTTGCTTTAATGCGTGAACCGTTGCTATCGGTTGCGGGAAGATATTTTGTGTGGATTGCCTGCATGATGGTTTTGATTTGATGGTTTAGGCTAGGTTGAAGAGCGCGCGAAAGTCCGAATAGTCGTAACACAAGTCCGTCGCGAAGCGGTAGACACCAATGTCCTCCGCCCCGTCCGCGCGTCTGATCGTGACGAACTGCCACTTTTCGGCATGCATGATGAAAGGCTCTTCGAAGGCGCGCGCGCGTAGGAATTCTACAAGTTTCATTTGATTGGATGCGTTAGGTTAGGGTTAGAAAGTGCAGCAGCCGCAGCACGGTGCGTCTTCACAACGGCCGCGCGCATTACGCGTTCCCGTCCAACCGGATGAAGTCTTGACGCATACAAGACCGGATTCTTCCGGCATGTTTCCGGTGCATGCGTTGCAGTCTATTCGCCAGACACGGCCGCGCTTAGAGACGGTTCCTAAGCCTGCGGGGATGTATTCGTGACATTGGACGCATTGGCCGGGATAACGGTTGATCATTGGATTTGATGGATTGGATGTTTTGGATTGGAGACTAAAGACACGTTGCAAGCCACGCTTTCGTATGGCTTGGCACGTTGCTTTAACCCACCACGAAACCGCTTGTGTCGGTCTTCGCTTTACCCTTTGCGGTAAGACCAACGACCACGCCTTTAGGATCTAGAAAACGAAGGTCGTTTTCGTCGCCATTGATGACCGGGAATCCTTGCCAGTGTGTCGGTAGTACTTTGCTGCGAAAGACTACCGCCACATTACCGCCACGTTTCAAGACCTCGAGGCATTGCGCCTCGTTTGCTTCGGAACGGGAAAAGGTTAGGCTGTAATTGGACGGAAGTTTTCCGTCTAGGAAGGCCAGCATGCGGTCAGCGTTTTTGGTGTAGTCGTAAAAGCGGGTCGTTTTAAACGCTTGAATGACCGTGTATCGTTCCCAACCGATGTCCGATGTTCCGTTGAGACGGATGACCGGAACCATTTTCTTGGCCTTGGCCTTTCGGATGACCGACGTGACATTTTCTTTCAGCGTGGCCAAGAAAGACTCGCGGTCTTTGACGTAGTGTGCGGTCTTCGCGATACGGGCCTTTTGGACGGAGTTAAAAGCGCCACGTCCGGCGTAGTATAGGCAAAGGTTTCGGCATCCATTGGATGCGTTGGGACATGCGTTGAAAAGCCCGGAAACACGGTCGGGGGCAAGATAGAGAATACCGGTCATGAAGCCTTTGCGCTGGCCTTTGACGGTCTTGGCGTTGGTGTCGACAGAGAGTAGGGATTTCATTGGTGATTGGATTGAGGGTTAGAATTGAGAGGCGAAGAAAAGGAAGTAAAAGGCGTAACCTAGGACAGCGTAGGTAATGCAAAGGGCTAGGAAGGAAGAGAGTTTGCGGAGCGCGGATTTCATTGCTGCGGACAGACTAGGGTGGACGTGGCGGGGAGTCAAAGAAAAAGTTTGAAAAAGTTTAGAAAGGGGGGAAAGGCCTGATTTTACAGGGGGAAACGAGGGAAAACGAAAAGCGAAAAGGCGACGAAGGCGACGTTGAACGATTCACGACGACAGGCTAAGGTGACGGGAAATGAGGATTGGAAAACAAGCTTGGGAAAAGGCGAAGGCGCTTTACTTTGCGGGGCAAAGTTGGGAGACAATTGCAAACGATTTGCAACTGAACAAGGCGACGTTGACGAACAAGGCCAGTATTGAAGGGATTACGAAAGTAAAGCGAGAGGCGAAGGCGATTTCCCCTAAAAAGGAAATATCCCTAGAAAGCCTGTCCGCTCTAGTCCGCTCAAAGTTAGCTGAAGACGCCGCATCAACGATTGAACGAGTCAACGGATACGACCTCGACGGCATTCGTGACGAATCAACACGGGAGCAAATCCTTGGTTCCGTTGCGAAGCGGAGCGCGCTTGTGTTTGGATGGAGTGAACAAGGCGAAGCGGCGTCCGTTTCGATCAATCTGTTGGGTCAGATGCCAGACCGAATCGATGAGATTCAAGTCACGAGTGAACCGTCCGACAAGTGAATATAACAGGTAATGTGCAACGCAGGGGAACTTATGATCAGCATAAGTTTTGCTTATGACAGAAAAGGATTGTTTTCCTAGGGGTTGGCACGATTGTTGACGTAGGACCTGGCACCCCCTTTGCGGGTGGGCTTCGTTTACGATACCCCCCTCAAAAATTTTCCACCTTTTTGACCATGATAAACAAAATCAAAATCGGTCAAACTGTATCTTTAACAACCGCTGAGAGGAAGTTGGCCCACTTCATCGCCAAGAATCGCAACGGCAATAATCGTCATTTCAACATTACCAATTTGAAGATCAGCGCGCAGGATTCTGCGACTGTGGATTTGGAGGGTATATGCGGCGAGATAGCGTTCTGTAAGTTGTTCAACGTGTATCCTGATCTGGATACCGACCGCGATCCTCCGCATCCGCTCTACGACGCGACAATCCCACCACCGCCAGGATATCGCATCGATGTCAAAACGACCAAGTACGAGACTGGAAAGCTACTAGTCGATGCGCGCAAAGGCCCGAAAACCGATAGCGTTGATTTCTATGTGCTAATGACCGGCTCATTCCCAGGTCCGTACACATACCGTGGCATGATAGCGCGGGAGACGATCATCGCACCTCATCGGATTGAGACAATTAAGGGTTATCGCTCATACGCCGCCATCCAGTCAGAGTTGGTGGCCAACCCTATGGACGACACATTTTAATTGACGCGATAAGCATTTCTATCGCTCCATCCCGCGTAACGACCTTAAGCAGGGCCACGGATTGGTCATCCGTGGCAAACGTCTAAGCGGCAATGACACTCCGCATCGGAAGCGGTTGGATAATCAGCCACCGTGTGGTGGATGGATAGCCAGCCATAACGCAGATAACGTCGGTTTACATTTTTCATCTCATGTCTTGTCCTAATGTCTTCAACGCCTTTGCGGTGGCTACCGAGTCGCTCGCTCAGGACGTTTATAAACGCGCCTCGTACCGCTCGATGTGGCTCAACATGATTGAGCGCGGCGAGTATCCTCAGGGTACGGGTTTGACCCAGACCTCGTTCACCACCACCTCCATCGAGCCGACTGCGGCTGAGGAGTGGTCGGCCATCACGCTCGCCAGCGGCGAGAACGGTGGCGCTTGCGATGTCACCTACAATGACGTTCCGGTCGGCTACAATGCCGTCACCTGGAGTCCTGAGCGTTTCGCCCTCAAAGGTCCGCTCTTGTGTAAGGACGATCTGACCTTCGATCATCGCGTCGAGGCGTTCTTGCGTGTGTACTTGGAGAAGCTCTCGATCCGCGCTCAGCGCACTTGGGAGACTCGTTACCAGAACACCTTCGCCAAGTTCGCCATCAAGGCTGTGGCCGACTCGTCCTTCACTCAGGTTGAGACGATTCCGTCTGGCGTGAATGAGTTCCCCTGGATTCAGACCGGATCGGCTGGTCAGGCGCTCAATCAGTCCACCTCCGAGCTGACTCAGGAGATGCTCGATGTCGCCGCCGCCACGCTGATCCGTAACGGCGCGACGAATCCTGATAGCTCTGGCTTCATCAGTTACTCCAGCGATGGTCCGATCTTCCCGCTGTACATCGGCTTGGAGGCTTCGCAGCGCATCGCTCAGAACAACCCCGCGTTCCGTGAGGATCTGCGTCAGGCCGACATGGGTCAGGGCGAAGGCGCGCAGTTGCTCAAGCGCATCGGCGCGAATCGGGTGATTAAGAACTTCCGGCACGTTCCGAATCTGTTCCCGCCCCGCTTCACCTATGCCGGTGGCAAGTACACGCTGGTTCAGCCGTTCACCAGTTCCAGCGGCACCAAGGGTACGGTGTTCAGCGTCAACCCGAGCTGGACGACCGCTCCGTTCGAGGCCGCGTTCATTGTCACCCCGTACGTGTTCAAGTCGCATATCGTGCGTCCTGTGAACCGCGTTGGTGATTTGAGCTGGATGCCGACCAACTACATGGGCGAGTGGCAGTGGGTGACTGGTGCCTACAAGCTCGATGTGGATTGCGCCGATCCGCTGGAGAAGAAGGGTCAGCATTATGCTGAGTTCGTGCATGCGTCCGAGCCGATCTTCCCGTCCCAGGGAATGACTATTATCTTCCGTCGTTGCACCGGCGCTCTGACGACCATCATCTGCTCGTAAGTGAGCTAATAATTCACAGACCCGCAGGTCGAAAGGCTTGCGGGTTTTTTGTTTTCACGCATCATTGCGGTGCGGTTTGTGGTTTGTCTGATCATACGTTCACCCCTCATCAGCGTGTTGCGCGCTGGTGGGGGGTTTTTGGCATTGACAGAGTAGGCCACAAAGTGATGCTCCCCGTATGCCGGTATTTACCATCCCCGAAG